TACACGCCCACAAATCATTGTTGAATTGGATTGCACCTGAAGAAGATCTAGGAAAGAAAATAAATGGATTTGATTGCGCTACTGTTAGTATTGGACTATGGGACCAGGAGAGAACAGTAAGTTTTCACTATGGTACCTCATCTATGAAGAAAATCAGAGTTAGCTATGCGCAAAATACATACTTAGTTGCAGGATACACCTCATCAATAATTGGAGGCGAGGGATTATGCGGCCGGCTATTAGTTGATACAACAACCGGTTTGGATAAACCTATTGTCGGGTTACATGTTGCAGGACTCAATGGTGAGAACAACTCTGTCTTCTATCCAATTTCCCAAAAGGATATTGAAATTATGGAAGATCCAGTATCAACTGGAGTTATTCAAGCTTGCGATTTTGGCGATATAGCCCAAGAACACAAAGACCTGTTTTTAGAAACTAATTTGACCGAAGTAAAGCAACAGGCGAGGATTAATTGTCCAGGATATAAAAACTATGCTATAGTAAGTAATAGATTGGAGGTTGTTCCGCGTTATGAAACCAGCTTTAGAAAGACGATCATGCACGATAAAATATTGAAGAATGTGCACGCACCCTCACCATTAAGTTTATCGAACCCGAATATTGATCCGGAAGTGAAAAAACAAGGGGTTCAGCCGCAAGAATTAGCTGAATCAAAATACACGAAAGAGACTAATCCCTTTCCTAAGCGCTTGTTACAATATGCTAAGGAAGGATTAACACTATCGTTGATGCCTATGGAATATCACGACTGGTCGATCATGGATTTGGACAAAGGACTCAATGGCGATGGAGGAAGTTTGCAAGCTATGAATATGCACTCTTCACCCGGCACTGAATACCAAAAATTATCGGATGGTCACCAAGGAAAGCATGCTTTCGTAAGAAGGACTGTTTTTAAAGACAAACAAGGCAAGGAATTGCCTGAGAGCGAACAGAAGTGGGAAGTCAGAGATGAGGAACACAAGCCGACAGGAGTTGGCAAAGTAACTAATCGAGGAAAGTACCTACTGAACGATCTCGAACGAATTGAAAATGATTTGAAGGAAGGACGTGAAGTCTTTTCACCGGCGTCATCATCTATGAAGGACGAGACTTTGCCTTTGGCTAAAGTGGCTATCGCGAAAGTGAGGCTATTTATGACTTTGGCAATGAGTATTACAATCTTGACCCGACGCTATTATGGAGCTTTCTTGGCAGCTTCAGTCGCAGCATGCACCCGAATCCCGTTAGCTATTGGAGTTGATGCATATGGACCACAATGGACCGTATTGTATGACAGAATGAACAAATGGGGAGGAAAGTGTATTGCAGCTGATTTCAAATCTTTCGACAGCCAGGCTGATGGTGAATGCATGCTTAATGCTGCTGATGCCATCTCAGATATATACGACAGAAAATCAGGGAAGCCAGATCCAATAGGGCGTAAAGTAAGAATGGGATTAGTTTATCTATTCATCCATACTTATGTCGTATGCCGGAATTTACTATACCGGAAAGCCCAAGGAATACCATCAGGAATACCCGTAACAGCACCTTTGAATTCATGTGTCAATATTCAGTATTTGATAATGTGCGTAAAAGACTTGACAGACAAAGCAGGATACAATTACTCTATCAACCAGTTAATGGCGATGTTAGAAATATTAGTCTATGGAGATGATTTCGTTTTATCGATTCATCCACTATTGGAAGAGATTATTACCTTCCGGACTATGCGTGATTGGTTTGCTCAGTACTTGATTGTCATAACGCCAGAATCTAAGAACGGTGAAGACTATGATTACAGACAGCTGAACAACGAGGTGACCTTCCTTAAACGGAAATGGACCCCAGAACCAGGAGACTCAACAAAGATACGCGCGCCTATTGAAATAGAAACAATTGCAGGAATAGTGAATTGGCAGCGCAAAGGACATCCCAAAGTGGAGATGATGAAGAGTCTTATTGAAGAAAACTACCTGCAAGAATTATTTCATCATGGACGAGATACCTATGAAAAAGGACTTAAAGCACTAAATGATGCGATCCAGCGTGATAGAGAAGATGGACTTCTCCACCCGGATATGACAGATTATTA